AAGAACGTTCCTTCCGATATATTCGGCGTTTACGTTGCAAACAAAACAAAAATAACCACGAAGGAGTAATCATGGTACAAGCACAAACGAAAACGGCTTCAGCAAAAGCTGAAGTTGCTACAAAGAAAGAAGCTCCACTACCAGTGATGTTAGATCTAGAATCAGCATCAGGTCAGGGTTCGGAGTATGTCACAGCACGTGACACTAAACTTCCAATACTTAAAATCTTATACGCTAATTCAAAAGTGTTAGATGAGAGTGATGGCAAGTATATTGAGACTGCAAAACAAGGAGACATTTATAATGAAACAACAGGAAATCTTTACAAAGGTAAAGAAGGAGTAATTGTTGTTCCTTGTCTGTACATCAATACATTTAATGAATGGAAAGATAGAGGAGATAGCCCAGGTCGTCCAGTTGGAATACATACAGATCCGTCTGTTATGTCTCAAACTAAAAGAGGAGATGACTTTAAGGATAGATTACCAAATGGTAACTATATAGAGGACACAGGTAATCATTTTGTTTACATATTGGATAAAGATTATAATCCAATTGAGACAGCTTTGATTGCTATGAAATCTACGCAAAAGAAAAAATCTAAGACTTGGAATTCTATGATTCAAAGTAGAAGACTTCAAGGCACTAAAGGTTTCTTTTGTCCGCCATCATGGGCAACAAGCTATAAATTAACAACAACTAAAGAATCTAATTCTGGCAATAGCTGGTATGGTTGGATCGTAGAGTTTGATAGATACTTAAATGATCCTAAGTACAGTAAAGTGTTAGAGATAACTAAAGCATTTTATGAAAGTGCTATGAAGTCAGATATCTTTGGTAAAGTTGATTTTGGCAAAGAAGAATCTCAACAAATTAAACAAGACTCAGAATCGGTTCCGTTCTAATGATCGCATCACAGTTATTAGAACTGTTTGAAGGCGATTCGAGTCAACATCTTCTGGTCACTTTAACAGGTGACCAGAAAGATAGTGGCAAAAGAAATGCCGAATATAAAACTGTATATAGTGCAGTAACGGCGGAGCTTTGGCAAAAGCATTTAAACGGAGAAATAATTATTGGTTTAAAACCAGAATTAAATGACAAAGCAAAATGGGGTTGCATTGATGTAGACCCTAGTAGTTATAAAGATTTTGAATCAAAGAAATTTGTAAATATTATTAAAGAATATAAATTACCATTAGTACCAGTTAAATCTAAATCTGGTGGATTACATATATTTTTATTTTTAAAAGAATGGTCAACAGTAAAACAAATTAGAGAAGTTTTAGATAAATGGAATTCTAAATTCTTTATGAGTAAAGAAGTATTTCCTTGTAATAAATCTGTTGGAATGCCTTACCATAAATCAGAAAGAGCTGTTGAATATGCGTACTCAGATAATAATGATGCATTACTAGTAGGTGGTTTTATAGAAGAAGCATTTAAGAAAAGAAGTTCTATTGAAGATTTATTAAAATTTAAAACAGATGATTATGAACCAGAAGAAGGTTACAAAGAGTTTCCACCTTGTATTCAAAAATTATTAAATGATAAGTGGACTGGAGATAATAGAAACAATATTTTATTTAATGCTGCAGTTCTTGAGATGAAAAAATCTGAAGGTCATATAGATAAAAAAGCTTTAAAAGAAATTCTTCTTGAAAGAAATCAGCAGATGTTTGCTGATCCATTAACAGAAAAAGAAATTGTAGGAACAGTATTAAACTCAGTATTTAAAAATAACTATACATATAAATGTCCTCCTAAGCATGGGTATATGACACCAATATGTAATAAGGATTTATGTAGATTAAGAAAACTTGGAATAGGTGCTCAAGCTCCAGATATCATAGATGAGTTTTCTGAAGTTGAACAAATTAAAGATATGAAGACTACCTATTATACTTTTAAATATAAAGAAATACCTATGACTTTTGCATCAATAGATTTAATAGATGAGAAATCTTTTAGAACTAGAATGATGGATTATGGAATATTCTGGATGACATTACCTAAACCTAAAAAAGGTCCGCCACCATTTGAAATGTTAATGGCTGCACTTATTGCAAATTCAAAACCAAGTGAAAAAGTTAAATATGAAGATACATTAGCAGATGTTAGATATTCAGTGTTAAAAGAATTCTTTGAAAAATATATGGTGTTAGATGACTTTGAAAAATTAAAAGATGGATACATCATTAGAGAAGAAGAAAATGGACAAGACTATTGTTACTTTAAAAAGAATACATTGGACGGATTCATTAAGAAATTATCAGGAAAGATATTCTCCAATTCATTAGAAGCAATAACTTTATTAGGTTGTGAAAAATTAGATTACTACAAAGGGGAGAAGAATATATGGAAAGTTGCTTTACCAGATTTTACAAAAAAAGAAAAAAGAACAGAACCAACAGTACAAAATAAACAAGGAACATTAACGGAGTTAGATGATGCTTACCACGCACAGCAGTTTAGAACACCAAAATAGTATTAGAAATAAAACTATTAAGTATTATGGCCCACCAGGAACTGGTAAAACTAATACATTAGTTCAAGAAATATTAACGGATGCTTTGGCTCAAGGAATAAGACCACAAGATATTGCTTTTATTTCTTTTACTAATAAAGCAGTTAATACTGCAGTAAGTAGAGCATTGGCAGCATTTCCTCAATATACTTTAAAAGACTTTCAAAGATTCAAGACACTTCATAAGTATTGTAAGAAATATTTTACAATAGAAGTATTTGATCCACAAAGATGCATGATTGATTTTGCATTAGAGAATCAAATTATTAAAAGTTCTGATTCAAGATTGGATGATGATTCATTTATATATAAGGACTGGTCTTTACATATCTATGATAAGGCAAGAAATATGATGAAGCCTGTGGAAGAAGTTTATCGTAATGAAACTTATAAAAGAGAATCATTAGATTTGTTATTAAGAAAAGTACAGGCATATAACAAATATAAAAGAGATGGTGTAACTCAATATATGGACTTTACCGACATGATTGAGAAAACAATTGATGAAGTAAACTTTCCACCATTAGAGATACTTATATTAGATGAAGCACAAGATTTTACACCATTACAATGGTCTGTTGTTTATAAAATGGCAGCTAATGCTAATAAAGTATATTTAGCTGGAGATGATGATCAAGCTATTTATAGATGGAATGGTTCTAATCATAAATATTTTACAACATATTTTCCTGGCCAAAAGAAAGTATTAACTCAAACAAGACGCTTTGGAAAAGAAATACATAGATTCTCACAGGTTGTTAGAAAAGGAATATTAGATAGCGAACCAAAAGAATTTTTACCAAATCCAGATGTTAAGGATAGTGTACATCGTTATATATCTTTTGGAGATGTAGATTTTAATAAATATAAAGGTAGTTGGTATATCTTAGGTAAAATTAGAACCACTGTTAATGAACTTAGAATGATGGCTAAAGATAAAGGATTATATTTTATGGATAACAAAGGTAATAAATCTTTTACATCAAATAAATGGAAAGCTATTAAAAGCTGGACAAAATTATCTAATAATAAAACTATATCTAAAGAAGAAGCTCTTAATATGTATAAATATGTTAGATCATTATCTAATGACTTATATAGAAAGAAAGAATTCTGGGATCAACAAGAAAATCATAAAGAATATAGTTTTGAAGATTTAAAAGCATGGTGTGGTTTAACTTTAAAAGATGAAGTTAAATCTCAAGAGTGGTGGCATGCATTAAAAAGAAATATTAAACCAACAGAAATAACTTACGTAAAAATTCTATTACAGACATATGGACAGGAACAATTAAATAATGATCCAACAATCATTATAGATACTATTCATTCTGTAAAAGGAGGGGAAGCAGATAATGTTTTAGTTTACTTTAAAGCTGACTATGCTTCTCAATACCAAAACAAAACGAACGTAGAAAAGATGGACGAAAAAAGAGTAGTCTATGTTGCGGTAACTAGAGCTAAGTATTCATTACATTTATTAAGCTCTGATTATAAATACAACTATCCAATAGGGGAAGACTATTTAACTTACATAGAGGAAAAAAGAAATGACCAATAAAACGTTTTTTAAACAAGTAGGAGGATCTCATTATAAAGAAATGAAGATACAGCCTTCTCAATTTATAAATGAAAATAATTTACCGTTTGCAGAAGGCAACGCAATCAAGTATATATGCAGACATAAATTAAAAGGAAAAAAAGAAGATATCTTAAAAGCTATTCACTATTTAGAAATGGTTTTAGAAAGAGATTACAATGTTTAATCTTAAAAAAACTATAATTGGTGATATGGGTTTATTTACTTGTATCTGTATTTTTTATTTTTTACTAATGGTAATATAAATGACAAGTTTACAATATTCGTTAACATTTAAGAAAAGTATTTGGTTGTGTCCTTCTGAGTATAAGGATTTATCTAATGCCACTGAAATAGCAATTGACTTAGAAACTAGAGACGATGGTATAAATGAAGGTCTAGGTGCTGGTTGGGCTATTGGTAAAGGCTATGTAATAGGTTTTGCTGTCGCTGTTGAAGGTTGGCAAGGTTATTATCCATTTAAACATTTTGGTGGGGGTAATATGATACCTACACAAGTTATTAGCTACATGAAAGAAATATGTGCTTTGCCTTGTAGAAAAATATTTCACAATGCTCAATACGATTTAGGTTGGTTACGATCTATGGGTATTCAAGTTAATGGAGAGATTGTAGATACAATGGTTGCAGCAGCAATCGTTGATGAGAATAGATGGTCATACAATTTAAATGCATTAGCCAAAGACTACTTAGGAGAGATTAAAGCAGAAACTGATTTGAAAGAAGCTGCTAAAGATCATGGCATTGATCCTAAAGCTGAGATGTGGAAGTTACCTGCAGAGCATGTTGGATTCTACGCTGAACAAGATGCACGGCTCACGCTTAAACTATGGGGATTTTTAAGAAATGAAATCATTAAACAAAATCTAACTACGATTTGGGAAATGGAATCTAAATTACTTCCTATTTTAATTAAGATGAGACAAAAAGGAATTAGAGTAGATACAGATAAAGCTCAAAGAATGATTAAGGAGTTTGAAAATCAAGAAAAAGAAACTTTAATTAAAATAAAACAAATAACAGGTAAAGATATAGATATCTGGGCGGCAAGACAAATAGGAGAAGCCTTTGATAAATTAAAGATAGTTTACCCTAGGACTGCAAAGACAGGAGAACCATCATTTACACAAAACTGGTTAACTAATTGTCCTCATGAAATAGCTAAACTTATTGTTCAAGCAAGAGAGATAAATAAATTTCATGGCACTTTTTTACAAAGTATTATGAGATATCAAATTAAAGGTAGAGTTCATGCTGAAATAAATCAATTAAGATCTGATAATGGTGGAACTGTATCTGGACGTATCTCTATGTCTAATCCAAATCTACAACAAATTCCTGCACGTAATAAAGATTTTGGCCCTAAGATTAGATCTTTATTCTTACCTGATGAAGATTGTAAGTGGGGAGCATTTGATTACTCACAACAAGAGCCAAGAATGGTTGTGCACTATGCAGCTTCAGTTGGTTATGAAGGATCACAAGAACTTATTAAAGCATATGAAAATGCTTCAGCAGACTTTCACCAAACAGTTGCTGATATGATAGGTATTGATCGTTCACAAGCTAAAACAATTGGCTTAGGTTTAATGTATGGAATGGGTAATACCAAACTTGCAACATCTTTAGGATTATCTGAGCAAGAAGCTAAAGAGATAATTGTTAAATACAATAAGAAAGTTCCATTCGTTAAAAAACTTATTAATCTTTGTATGGATAAAGCATCTAAAGAAGGTGCTATTAGAACTAAGAAAGGTCGTAAGTGTAGATTTGATAGATGGGAACCTAAAGATTGGGTAATGGTAAACTCT